CTAGCTATTAAGCAAGCTGGTCACGATCAACTTCATCAGCAGACGAAGCGATGCTGTTCATGTCAACAACAATTGCGTAGACACGAAGTTTACCAACAGTTACGTCAGCAGAAGCAGCAATCAACTTAACATCGATTGTGTCAGCAGCCGTAACAAGCTGAGTAAACGTGGCTTGACTTGTTAGGTTAGCACCGCCGTTAGTACCGGCAGCAAGGTAACCCGTGGCAGTAACGTCACCGCCATCAACAATGTCATCACCTTCAGCGAAGTCAATGTCAACCGTGGGCGTAGTTCCGTTAAAAGCAGTTAGAACTTGTGCACCAGCAGCAACGATAAACGTACCAGCAGGAATCTCTAGCACCTGGAAAATGTCACCATTCACACAGGTGTAGTTAGCGATTTTGCTGATGTCGAGGATTGCTTCGACCATATATGCCTGATTACGAACATCAGGAAATGCAGCGATGCTGTCTGCTGCAGTCGAAGACTTGGTAGAACCTAAGGTAAGATCATAAGTAGCCATTTTTCGTTATCTCCTATTAAACGCCTAAGTTGTAACGAGCAGTTGCAATGGCCTCAGGACGAAGGATCTTACGACCATAGAGGTGCATGCCACGCACAATATCAGCAAAGCTGTCGGGGTCACGATAGGACTCAGTCTTAGTGATCTGCTGTGCAGAAGCAACAGCGGAGCTATGACCGGCTACGATAAGACCATAGTTGGAGCTTTGTGCTCCAGCATTGCTGGTTGAAGGACCCGTACCAACGGAAGGAAGGCTGTTAGAAACATAGACCTTAAAGCCGTGGAGGTTGTTGAGGACAAGACCATTTTGCAGGCCAGATCCACCGAAGTCACCGTTAAGCAAACGGCTGTCCTCGTCTTTGAGGATTTCAAAGAAGACAGGGTCAATAACCAACCAGCGACCAGAAGAGTCCACAAACTGCGTATCAAGCAAGCGACCCATACGAGCAATAACTTGCAGGGGGCTAACAAGGGTAGCAGAAAGTGCAGTCTCACCACCAAGGCGGGGGCCAAGGGGAATAGAGTCACCAGCAGTACCATCAGTCGTAAGCTGACCAGCAAACGAAGTACGGTCAAGCTTCATGCTCGACAGAAGTTCGTCAGCACCAGCAGTGGTAACAGCCTTAGTGCCAGGGGCAGTAGTACGAGCCGTACTGGCCTTAGCATTTTTAGCAGCCTGTTGGAAACCACAGAGGTAGCCAAGAACGTCAGCGTCAAACTGGTCACGCAGGCGATAAGCTGCACGATCAGAAGCAAGTGACATGAAGTTCACATGGCTGTGAGCAGCCTCGATGTCGTCAATCTTGAAAGCAAAGTAGTTTGCCTGATCAACAACAAGGGTGAAATCTTCGTCATCAAGATCTTGAGCCGTGATCTGGGTGCCACGAGCGTAGTTCTTAACAGTGATCTCAGGCTCTTTGATGATCTTAACGCTGTCGCCAAAGTTAGAGATCTCACCAAAGTAGTCAGAGTTAGTAATAGCTTCAGCAACTGAAGCACGGCGAAAAGCAAGCTGAACTTGCTTGGAGTAAATGACGGGAGAGAAATTACCGTTAGGTAGATTGCCATATCCCGCTGCGGTAGGGAATGCCATTTGTATGTCCTCCTAAGACAATGTAAAAGATAAAATAATACCCAGTCGTAAAACGACTAAGATTAAATACGCTTACACACTACCACTAGAGGCTGACATAATCTGGTGCATTATCTTATCGGGTGCCCCCTAAAGACAATGGGCAAATCTGTTTCAGGTAATTCTGTGTCGTTGCTCTGCGTTATATTGAAAACCCCGGTGATCCTTATGGATGGCGGGAATAGGACAAAAGTATATGCCTATACCTTTGTCCCGTAGTTATACCTAAACTTCTAGGTTTGTCAAGTGTTTATCGAGCAGAACCTGATAAATCGTAAATAAATTTACCAGATTTAATTGCAGCCACAATTTCTTCTTGACGAGCTTCGTATTCCTGGGCAGACATCC